AAATGTATTAGTAATTTTCTTAGAAAGATTTTCTTCAACATATTTTTGATTTGAAGAAGCCATTGATGATAATATCCTATTTACCAACATAGCTTCATCTTTTGTAATAACTTGTGTTTTTGAAGATTTATCACTTTCTAATTTTTCTGCAACAGTACTAAGTAAATTTGATAAAAAATTATTCTTTAATGAAGCAGATGCTCTATGTATTTTCCATACTAAATATTGTTTTTTATCATGAAATTTTTTAGGTTTTTCATCTTTATGAAAAATAGTTTTAAAAATCTTTAAATTTCCAGTTACTAATTGATTGGCTGCATTAATTAACTCCATTGACGTTATTCTTTCAACAGAAAATTGACCATATACTTTTAACAAATCAATCATAGCTTTCTTATTTTCATCATCTAATGTATCTGCGTCTATATTAAGATGTTGTTTATCAAAAAATTCCTGCAATTTTCTGCTATTTAATAAAGACAAATTTTCTAAATCCCAACTAGTTCTAAACTGTACTTCTTTAAGTATTACAGAAGCAACAGATCTCAAAGAAGACAAAACTTTATTATTATTTTTTGAAACTTCTAATATATTTTTTATTTTATCTATTTCTTCATTAATGTTATCAAATTGAATAGTAAATTCATTTTCATTTTCAACTATTTGCTGTATATAATTAGAATCTGTAGAACCACTACCCAATCTATTTAAAATATTTTTTATTTCTACTATTCTTCTTTTAATTGAGTATGAAATACGAATAGAACCTTCTTTTAGCTTAACTTTTCTTTTAATATAATTAGAAGTGGTACTTAAATTAAGAAATTCTTCACTAAGGTTTGTAATATACACTCCGCCTTGATCAGAAAATTCCCCTCCATTTGAAATATGTCTAGCCATTGCTCTTGCGCCAGCAATATGATTTTTAGGATATTTAAAGCGTTCTCCATTAGCTGTTTCTATAAATATTGACTTTATATTTCTTCCTCTTGCTCCTATGGTTCCTTCTTTAACTGCGCCAATATGCCTAATAATTAATTTAGATGATCCTATTTTTTGGTAACTAGACCTAGAAGTGCCATACATAGCTTCTTTAATAAACGACATTATATTCTCCTAAATACATATATAATATATTTACCTTTTTCATAATAACTCTTTTAAAAAAGAATAACTGTTTTCTAACGTTTCATCTAAAGAATTCATATTAATATTAAATGCAAAATCTTTAGGAGTAATTTTTTTATTGTATTTTCTAACTGTAAAAAATAAATTAAAATTAACTGCAGTTTTTCTTAAATTAGAAAGTAATTTTTTAATATTTTTTATATCTTGATCAATACCTAAATATACTTTAATTTCATTGTTTCCCTTAACTTCATGTATGCTTATTAACATTTTTCCAGGGGTAGTATAAAAATATTTAGCTTCTAGAGGATTAACTGTTTTATTTCCAGAAGAATCATATGTTTTAATAGAGTATCCATATCCTTTTAAAGTTTGAAATATTCTATTTGATAACTCTTCAAATTTATTAGAAAATGAAACCATGTTTACCTTTTATTATAAAAATATATATATATTTATCAACCAGTCGATAACATCTTTACTTTGTATTTTATTTTTAAAATAATCATTAATTTTATTATTTACAAAAATCTAATTGAAAAACCATTAAGTCTTTAATTTTATAATAGTTCACATTAATATAGCTATGGGCATAGGGTCTATTTGTCCGTCCTCTGTATTAGAACCACCAAAGTTATTATTAATACCTTCATTCATTTTTTCATTTAAATTAGGATCTCAGCTCTGTATTATTTCCATTAATCTAACAACTAATAAAGATGAAGCTACTAAATCATCAGTTGTTCCTAACTTTGCCTGAAAACTAGCACCTCTAGCTATATAATTTTTTAATTCAGAAATAAGTGCTTTAGATTTTATATTCATTCTATTACTTTCAATTAAACTTTTTAATCTACTACATGCAGATAGTTTAGTCTTATTAGTAGTACTAAGTCCTTTTCTATTTCTTCTAGGTCTTCCTTTTCTTCTAGGTTCATGAACAAAAAACCCTGGAAAATTTTCTTCACCAGTATCTTCAATTACTACTAATGCTGCTTCTCCTATAGAGTTATTCTCAACAGTCCAATAAAGTTCCGGATCTCCTTCTTGCAAAGTACTATTAGACATTTCTGTACTAATATATGTTAAAATTTTATGAAGCAATGAAATTTGTCCACGAATATTAGTTTTATTATCCTTCCACTCTGCTACTTGTACCATTTCTGGTAACTGAAAAACTTCTATAGCAGAAAAATCTCCTCCTGTTCCTAACGCAGGATCTAACCCTATTAAATAAGTTTTATTTGGTTTAGGCTTGTCATACCATCTAATAGCCCCCATATAAAACTTAGGTTTAGTATTTTTCAATATAGTTAATGTTATAGGATTAATTAAAGTTTCATCATCAGAAAGAAATTCACAATTATATTCTCTTCTAAACCTTTCTTCCTCTATAGCTAGTCGTTCTATGTTTGCCCAATCATCATCTCTATCCGGATGGTCACTCCAATGCGCAGTAAAAGCAAAAAATCCATTTACTCCCGTACCATCTATACTAGGATCACCATATTCATCTTCTTTTTGGTTAGCCCCAAACCAAATTTGGGCAAACATATCTTCATCATTATTAGGTGTTGATGTTATAATGCATCTGCCTCCTTCTGCTAAAGTAGGTCTAACAGAAGACCAAAATTCTTTGGCCATTGTGGGTCTAACATATGAAAACTCATCACAATATAATAAAGAAATAGACATTCCTCTTGCAGAATCTGGCGTTGTGGTAGTACACATAATTGTTGAGCCATTTTCAAAAACTAAAGATCCTTTATTATATTCTACAACACCATCCCTAATATAATTTGGTAATTCTTCATAAGCAAACCTAATACGTTTCATTATTTCTAAGGCGCCTTTTAATTTATTAGCAGTAATTAAAATAGTTTGGTCAGAAGTAAAAGTAGCTAGCCATAAAATATAAGATATGGCGCAAGTTGTGTTATGAGAAAGTATATTATTTGTATAAAATCTATGGTCTAAAGAATTTACTGAAATATCATACATATTATCTATTTCACTACTTTCTTTAACTTTAAAAACCAATTCCTCACCATTTTTAGTTAGTATTTTAGTTTTATTTGGCACGCAATCTTTTGCATAAATTTCTTTATAATTTTCATCAAACATGATATGAGTATCAGCACATTCAATATATGATCCTGTTTCAGTTTCAACACGCCAAATTGAATAAGGTATGGTTTTTTTAACTGACGTTACATCATGCCAACCAGAATCTGTTTCTATTTCCCAATCATTAACATCAAATTCTTCAATAAATTTTCTATTTGTTTTTTCTGATAAATTCATATATTACCAATTTTAAATAATAAAAATTAACCAATAGTATTTTTTCTTTTTATAATATTATAAAAATCACCAATAGCTATTTTTTTAACTTCACCAGTTTTTTTATTTCGTATTGTAATTAATGTATTATAGGTACAGCATTTTCCAGATTGTCTAGGCAATAATGAAGTTACAAACCTATGTTTTTGTAGAGCATGTAAAAACTCTCTTTGGTATGAATATGGTGTAAATAATTGCCTAGCTTTTACGGGGTGCTTAACATAAATAAAATTTTCACAAAAATATATAGGATCAAACGTACATTTAATTAAATCGTCTATTTGTGAACTTGTGTATTTATTAAGTGAACCACTTTTTTTAACTAATTTAAAATCTAAATTAAAAGGCATAGTTATCTTAGTAACCTATATAATTTACCAACCACTGCTTTTAACTCTACTTTTTGTTCTTTAGTCATATTATCTTTATATAATTCTATTTTTTTAAAATTTTCTTCTAAACTTTTAATAGAAAAATCTATTAATACACTCTTAATTTCATGTGTTTTTTTAGTAGCAGTATTACGTTTATTATTAACTACACTATTATTACTATTATCAGTATTTAATATTTCTTTTGGAAAGCCAAATGCTTCCATTTCCATAATACCATCTAATATAGAATATTTTTTCATTATGTATATATTTATTAATTATTTTCAGGAAAATATTCAGACATTAAATTATCTATAGATTCGTTTGGTAAGCCCATCTTTCTTAATAATGTAGTAAGTTCTTCTTTTTCATGTTCATCTTCAAACATATCATTGTTTTCATAAACATCATATATTTCTGCCCTAACTTCTCTAGGAATAGAAGCAGCGCCAAATAATGTTATATATTCTTTTATATCATGTTTAGTAACGCCATATTTTTCCATTACTTCTTCTAATGAAACTCCTTGGATTAAACTGTCTACGGCATTATCAACAATATCTAAAGGAACATCATTAAATTTTTTTCCATTTTTAAAATTATTATAATCTAACATTAATTCTTTATATTGCTCAGAACCTTCGGAAGACATATTATTTTCATAATTAGATAAAATAAGTTGTGCTCTCCTTTGATCTTCTCCTGCTGCTTCTAAACTACGTAACAAATTATCAGCATCTTCTCCTGTTACAAATGCCTCAAACCCCGTATTGTTATTTTTAATAACTACGTTACCACTAGATGTAACGTTATATTTATATCTAAGAACAGGAATTTCATTGTCATTTAAATCACTATTTTCTCCCATAAAATCATAAGAATATTGATCTTTAGAAGGTTTAACCAGCATAGGAGAAGTAAAAGGATTATTTGGGTTTTTAGCAGAACCTGCCCATCCGTGTTCCTCTCTGCCTGTATATTTAAAAGTTTTGTTTTTATATCCTTTCTTTGGATCTTCATCTCTATCATGCCCATAATCATAAGTACCGACATTTTCTTCTTCTTCTTCTACTTCCTCTGCATTGTCACTTGTATTATTATTATTATTATTTTTATTTCGTAATTCCCATTTAAGTCTATCACTAGCTTTTAATTCATCATAACTATTTAATTCATTCTCATTTTCATCATCATTTTCGTCATCATAATCATATTGTTCCGGAGTATCAAAAGATTCTGTTTCATACTCTTTATTAGCGGCATTTAATGATCCTGCTAGTTCTAATATTCGCCTGATGTCTATTATCATAACCTTAATTATCCTTATCTATTTTTCTAATTTTATTGCTTGTTTTTGATACAATAACTTTTTTATTAGACTTTATATCAGTATAACTTCTTTTAAATTCTTTTGAGTCATCATCAAAATTGCCATATGGTGATCTTCTAATAAGATTTTGAGACGGTTCATCTTCATCAGTACTATCCCAATATGGTATTGGTTGGGGTGCTCCTTCTATAGCAACATTAAAATCTCCAAAATTTTCTTTCCAGGGATATTCTTCTCCATCTTTAAGCCAATCAAATAGACTATCACTAGGGTCAATTTCTTTTTTATTTCTAGTTGCTGCTATATTAGCTAAGTATTTTTTTAGGCCTTCATTATAGTGATCTCCATAAAAATTAGATCCATCATCTAATTGCTCTTCTTCAGGATAAACACCTTTAACTCCCAGCAATGCGTTTCTTTTGAGGCCCTCTTTTCCAGCTGCTTCCATTTCAAAATTAAGGCGCTGATTTTCTAATTCTATTGGCTCATTATCTGCTCTAACAATAATAAAGTCTCCAGGTATTTTTAAAGCTTCAGAAATTTCTTGCATTAATATAAATTGACTGACAGGTAATCCTAAAACTACATCTATCATAAAAATTGATCCATATTTAACTGATGGAAAATCTATTAAATTACTATGCTTGATTGTTTCTTTTACGTCTGAAATATCTCTCAAATTATATTTACTTAATAAAACATTAAGTTTATCTAATCTTTCTTTAGAAAATTCTACTACTGATTTAATTCTAAAATAATATTCAACTTGTGATTCTTCTAAATATATTTTAATATTTTTTTTCATTTTTTTACCTAGCTATATTATTCTAAATTTAATTCATCTTCCGAATTATCTAAATTTTTTTCATCACTTTTAACACTATTATCTATGTATTTATCATTTTCATTTACGTTTACTTTTTCCCTTATTTTTTCTAGCAAACTATTTCTTTCTGCAAGTATTGTATCTTCATTTTCCCCAACTGTAATAAAATTATCTGAATTTTCATTATTCAAATCTCTTTCAAATTTAGCTTTGTCAAGTTCTAATCTCATATATTTTAATTTTTTTTCAACTTTAGAATTTCTAGCTTCTAACGCAACTTTTAACATTTGTGTGGCAGGATCAAAAATTTGCCCCGAATGCTTAGTTTCTACGTTAAATCCTAGTTCTATTAAGTCTTTATAAGAATTAATTGCTTCTTTTGATATTTCATCCATCTCCGTTGCATGAGATCCTAAATAATCAAAATCATTTAAACTTTTATCAATTTTTTTAATATTTTTTAATGCGGTAACCCATGCATCTATTGCTTTTGGGTTATCTAACTTTTTATCAGTTTCTTTTTCATTATTTTCTTCTTTTAATGTCTTTAATACTTCTTTTAGTCTGGGAAGATTTAATTCATCTTCTATTTTATCAGTCATCTTTTTGATCTCTTTCTTTTATAATTATTTTTAGAATATGCTGTTCCTCTAAATAAATCTCTTTCTGTTAAAATCCTAAAAAATGATTTATTATTTCTAGCCCATCGCCGCGCCGCATTCCACTTAGCTGTATTTATAGCAATAAACATCTTATCACTTTTGGTTCTAGCAAATTCAAGCATTGTTTGCCTAATAGGCTTAATTTCTACTAATTCTTGATGTTTTTTACCATTTTTGTCAACGTAAACAATGAAAAAGTCAGGAATATAAAAAGATCCTTTTCTTGTTACAGGGTTTATGTATGGTATTTTAATTGATTCTGATGCCCAATATATTATACTTGGATGAGAATCACACATATTCATAAACACCAACTCCCATGAACTTCTCCATCGTATTGGTGTTGATCCTACATATTTTTTTGGATGTTTTGGATTAAAAAACCCTTGGTTCCATTTAGGCATATTTTAATCCATTTAAGTAGAAAGAACGTCTGGCCAAGAATCTCCCACTTCCGCTCTTATTGCATTTTTGGTTCTATCACCACCAGTTCCCCCAGAAACTATTCCTGTTACTGGTTGCTCAAATAATCTACTCAACGCTTGTTTGGCTAATACTTTATCTTTAGGTGTAAGTTGATCAAAAGGATTTGTTCCTTGTTGTGCTGTTGGCGACCGCAAAGCATTAATTGATGAGGTTGTTGTTCTACCAAATGTTAAAGATTCACCAGGACTATTGTTAAGTAAATCAAAAACAGATATTCCAGATTGTTGAGCCTCTTTAACTATAGATGTACCCATTTTTTGTGCTAAACTAGTAGTAACTCCTTTTCTTTGTAAAAAAGTAGTCGCTACATCTACTTGTGAAGAAGAAATTCCTTTATCAAAAGGCAATGAACTAACACCCAAAAACCCACTTACTGGAGTAGATGGCGATTCAGAGTTAACTCCAATAAATGACCCTGTATCTATTCTACCCGTTGCTACTCCTCTTATCACATTAGTAAGGCCAACCTGCGAACCTAATGTAGCTATATCTTTTAATGAGCCTCCTGATAATCCTACGTTAATAGCAGTGCCTATTAACTGATTACCTAAACCAAAATTAAAATTCCCAAACGATGAAAGAGCTGAATTAGTTAATGATCCTGCTGTTCTTCTTAAAACATCTGCACTAGAACTTCCTGATGCAAAATCTAACGCCGCAGTAAGTCCTACATTAACTCCAGTATTTAAAGCAAAATTTAAAGGAGAACTTGCTTGACTAGATATTAGTTCAGTGGAAATTGATTGGGTTTCTCCTAACGACTGATTAAGTATTGGTAAACCAGAAGAACGGTTAGCATCCTTTATTGCATCAAAATTATCTATAGAATCATTTAATTCTTTTAAATTTGCTTGACTAGTAATAGGAGGTTCAAAAAAGTCAGCAAAATCTTCTATTTGGAGTAATGAAGCAATTTCTGAAGTTATTTTTGTTGATACTTTTTCATAAACTACTCCTTCATAGTCCAAACTTATTGTTATTTCTGCTCCCTTATTTCCTATAGAGTAATCATCTTTATCTTGAGAAAAAGTAGATATTTTAGGATGAATTAAATTAATTTTATTATATAAACCGCCATAAAAATGATATAATTCTAAGTGACTAAAATAATAAGAAGATTCTTCCGCCCTATTTAAAGTGGGACTAAAGCCCCAACCATCTGGAGGTTCTTTAAATGCATTATTTACATCATATAACCATGAAAGTATGTTTTTATCTCTTCCATCCCCATAATAAAAATGAAAATAATCTCTCCACATTTTTAACACTGTGTCATCTACTGTGTCATGCAAGGTCATATGAATAGTATTATATTTTACTCCTGTTTGTACTACCCTAGTTTTATTATATTGTTTAAGTGACTCTGTTACTGGTCTAACTTTCGGTTTATCTACAGTCTTAATTTGAAAAGAAAATCCTTCTATCCAATCACCAAAAAAAGTAGAATTAATACGATTACTAATTGGAGTAGGTCTAACAAACCTAGCATAAAATAAAAATTTAGGCCTAGGTACTTTACTCCAAGGTATAGCCCCATTCGCTAAACTATAAAACTTAGATGCATATCTACTGTCTCTAAGGAATAATGATTCACCTGTATCTGGATTATTTGTTCTTTTAACCATTTAAATTAATTATTAAACGGTAACACCTGGTACAGATTGAGGATTCTCTTCAAATAGCCCACCATCTTGTGTAGCATTATCATACTGTATTGTCATATCTAGGTTTTGTACATCAGATTTTGAATAATCTAATGGTGACCACTTTACATCAGTAAGCCAACATCCCTCTAATTCAAAGGTTTCTAAAACTGTATCATTTCCACCATCCATGGTTTCAACAAACATTTGAAACTTATAATTAATTCCTGCTAAATCTGAAGTTTGTTCAAAATGATTTAACTGTTTTTGAACTTGATGCCCTACTAGTCTACTAACACTATTAGTTACGTCGTCACGTACAGACAGTGTTACTGGATTCCATGTATGCTTTCCTGCAAGCCATGCTCTAGAATTATAAGAATCTATTTGTACTGAATCATGTTTTATACTTGGTTTATCAACCGTCATAACTTGTTGAGTTAAATCTAGCCCTGTTACTAATGGGCCAAAATTAACAACTCTAACCCTAAACCTATACTGTAGTTTAGGCATAAGTATACCACCACGGCCTGTTCCTCCGCCTGTTGGTACACCAAACTTAGTAAGAGTATTAACCATTATGGTTACCTCCTGATTATTACTTTTATTATTAATAATATTTATCAAAATATCTGATTAATAAAATGCAAGATAAATAAAAGTATATGTTAATGTCTTTTTTTCTAAATAAAAAATGGATCATATGGAGTTGGGGTGGATTAATCATACTATTAATATCCATTTACACACAAGTTCATATATCTGTATTAATTAATAGTTGGTATGGAGAATTTTATGATATTTTGCAAAAGGCAGAACAACATAATATACAAGAATTTTGGAGTAAAATATTAGACTTCTTTTCTTATGCTATTCCTTATATGATAATAGCCACTGCTACTAATTGGTATACTAGGGTATACGCTTTTAAATGGAGAGAAGCTATTACTTTTGATTATATTCCAAAATGGCGGGAAGTAACACATGATATAGAAGGATCTTCACAGCGAATACAAGAAGATATTTATAGATTTGCTAAAATAATTGAATCATTAGGACTACAAGTAGTTAGAGCATTTATGACATTAATAGCTTTTATACCTATTTTATGGACTTTAAGTGCTCATGTAGATATCAGTTATTTAAAAGATATAGAAGGATCATTGGTATGGGGGGCATTACTCGTTAGTTTAGGAGGGTTATTTATATCTTGGTTAGTTGGTTGGTATCTACCCAATTTAGAATATAATAACCAAAAAGTAGAAGCTGCATTTAGAAAAGAACTGGTACTAGGAGAAGACGATAAAATAAATTATGCAGCTGAAGAAACATTATTTTCTTTATTTGTAGGATTAAAAATTAATTATCAAAGATTATTTAATCATTTTGCTTATTTTGACTTATGGCTTAATCTTTATTCTCAAGTGATGATAATAGTACCATATTTAATAATAGCTCCTAGTTTATTTACAGGAGCCGTTACGTTAGGAATTGTAGTACAAGTAAGTAATGCTTTTCAAAAAGTATATCAAAGCTTTTCTTTATTTATAGAAAACTGGGTAACTATAACTGAACTTAGATCTATTTGGAGGCGACTTACAGAATTTCAAAAAAACATAAACAAAAGATAAATATCTTTATATATAATAAAAATTAAAAGGCATACAATGGCAGAATATAATGTTCAAAATAATTCTAATTTTGAGTTTAAGTTTCTTAATGCGCTTGATCAAATAGAAAAATTAAATAAAAGACTAGATGATTATAAAATGAACTTAGAAGCATTAGTTTTAGAAAAAACTAAAGATTTAACTGAAACTAAAGAAATGTATGAAACTCTAGCTAAAGCATCCCCCATAGGAATTTTTAAAATAAATGAAGAAGGAAAATATCTATATGTTAATAAGAAATGGCAAAAAATAACAGGAATATCTAAAAAAGAAGCATTAAATACTATCTGGTATGATGTTATTTACCCATTAGATAGAAAAAAAGTAATAGAACATTGGAATAAATGTAAATTAAACAATAAAACATTTTCCATGGAGTTTAGAATTAAAAATAATAATAATATACGTTGGGTGTTAGTAGAAGCAAATCAAGATTATCTTTCTAAATGTGGAGCAGTTGGCACTATAACAAATATTACAAGAAAAAAAGAATTACTACCTGAATTAATTAAATTAAAAGCATCTATGCAAGGCTAACATCGGGACTATGAACTATGAATAATTTTAATTTAGGTTGGCCAGAAGTTGCTGCAATTATAGGCTCATTAACTATTATTGCTTCTTTTTTATTCAAATATATTAAAAAACCAGATAATCAATTTAAAGATGAATTACAAAAAATAGAAGTAAAGATAGTAGAATTAAGGGCAAGCATTGAACAACTTTCAATCAATCAAACAACACTTACTAATGAATTAAATTACCTAACAGATCAGGTTGATAAGTTAAAAGATAATTTTGAAAAAAAAATAGAAAAGCTAACTGATTTAGTAATTCAGTTTGTATCAAATAAATAGGGTAATTGAATTATGTTATTTTTAAAAAAATATATCAAAATACTCAATGAAGATTTAAAAAAGAAAGAAGCCACTAAGCCCAATAATGCTAATAAGGTTGATTATGCAGAACCAAATGTAGATAATAATTTTATGAATTTTTCAGATCCCACATCTAAAGGAGACCTTAGTACTACTTCTAATAAATCATCAAAAGAAATTCCATCTCTTCCAGGAAAACAAAACCCAAAAACACAATCTGTAAATATTGACATTCCTAACGGGTCTTCTGATGTAATGAGAAATTTTATGGATAAAACTAAAAATATAAAAGATACTGTTAAAATTCCCGCAGATAATAAAAATCATAAATATGATATATCAGATTATGAATTAGAAGATGAAGTTAACGATGTGCCTGAACCCAATACTACAGAAAACTTACCAGCGGTAATTAATAAAGCCTTATCTACAAAAGAATTTGAACCAGAAATAACTTGGCACCAATTAAAAAATTTACCGGGATATGCAATAGAAAGAATACGAGGAGCATTTAGGCCACTATTTAAATCTATAATGGGAGCACCATTGGAGAATGTTTCAGTTACTACTACTTTAGATAAAAGTACTAATAAAGAAGATATAAAAAATTTAATAGGTTATATAGGAAATTATGGTATTAAAGATGATAGTTTTTCATTAGAAGCATTTGATATAGACCCAAAGCAATATAAAATAGAAAAAGCTTACAAATATTCCTTAAATGGAATAACTTTTTTAATATTAAAAGAAAACCTAATGGGTAATAAAAATTATTATATCTATGCTGCTCCAGGAAGAGAAACTAGATTAAATCAATCAAGGTCAACTAAACAAATCAGGTAGTTTATTTTTTTGAATATCTGTTATTTTTCTTGCACCTGATTTTTTAATAGATGTCAACAATCTATCTTTAAATTCTTTAAATCTACTACGCCACTTTGGATGATTTTTTACAATTTCATATAAATTTTCAAATGTTTCTATTTGAGAAATATTAATGTTTGGCAAAAGTATATCAACTACTACAGAAGGGTCATCTATATAACCCAACCTAGTAAATCTAATTGGTAATTTATGGCCATTATGTATTTTACTTTCCCAGGTATTTGGGTCTACTTTGGACAACCCTTGGCCTTTTATTTTTTGTAATTTCCAATGTCTTGTTAATCCTTTTTCTAGATTTAAAGAAAGCCCTACTCTTGTTATTCTTTCTTTTGTAATTTTATCATAATATTCATAATCCTTAGTCATTTTTGCTAATACACCAAGTGTTGTAGAAATATATACACCGGGATAGTCACTTTTATCTCCGGGACTTTGATGAGAAAATTTAATCCAATTAGGATTTCCTAAAATAAAATCAACCTGAACCAAACCATATTTTTTATTTCCTAAAATAGGAAATAATGTTATTAATTGGCCTCCTTTAATCGCTTTGCTATTAACAAATTCATTTCCTAGTTTTTTCCTAATTACTTTATTAATATCTTCTAATAAATATATAGATTTATCAATTGCCACATCTAAATCACCACTAATTTTCTTTTTTCCCGCACTTCCAATTAAATTACTTTTTAAGTAATCATAAGAAATATTCAATGGTGTTAATACCTCTGATATATACTTTAATGTACCATTAATATCCTCTTTCTTAATAGGAACATTATTTAAAAATGTATTTCCACCCATATTACTTTCCTTAATTAATTTAATCAAATAAATTATACACTACTATCAAATAAATTTCAATGATTATTTTAATAAATAACAATAACATATTAATAACAATGAACATAATAAAATTTCCTAGAAAAAACAATAAAATCGTAAGATTAACTGCAAAAAAAGAAAATACTGATAATGGGGTTTCTATAGGACCTTTTAAGTTTAAATGTAGTATTTGTTCTACAGACACGTCTTTTTCAAGTGAAAATATGTTATTTAAAAAAATAGAATTTTTTTGTTGTTCTTGCGGCGCTAAATTTGAGGTTACCAACCCTGCATTCACAAAAAATAATTGATTTCTTATTTAAGAAATATTATAATACTATAATATTAACTAAATTGGAAAAATGAAAATGTCAAATGATCTATTATCAACTTATAAAAACTTTGTAAATACATTAGCAAGTGACGCCACTCGTGATTCTTATATTTTTTTAAACAGATTAAAAGAGTTAGAATCTCAAGGTATGGAAATTTCTAAATTAGATACTGCTGCAGATGGATTATGTGGAGAAGCAGGAGAAGTAAAAGACTTATTAAAAAAAATAAAATTTCATGGTAAGCCCTGGAATGAAGAAAATAAACAAAAATTAGTAGATGAAACAGGCGATGTAGCATGGTATTTAATGTTATTATGTATAGGATTAAATATAGATTTTGAAAAAATTATTAATAGAAATATGGAAAAATTACTATCTAGATATCCAGAAGGAAAATTTTCAATTCAAAAAAGTGAAAATAGAAACGAGTAAAATTAATTATGCATCCTTTTTTAAAAAGTTCTAATTTAACTGATAAACAATTGCAAGATAAAATAAATGATTTAAGGAAACGAGTACATCTTGCTAAATTAAATAATTTTAGTCAAGAAGGTATAAATCAACTATCATCTATTTTAGATTCATATGAAACTCTGAATATTGAAAGATATAGTTTAAAATCATATAAAGAAGAAGAAAGTAAATCACCTATGGTTACAAATATAGGTTGGCCTGAAGACATAGAAAAGGAAGAAAAAAGTAAATCGGCCCCACCAATAGAACCTGATGAAGCCATGCAACAAATAAATAAAATGCTTAAAAAAGCTAAGAAGAAATTAAGTTTAACAGCTGAATCAAAAAATGAAAAAATGATTAATAATATAATTAATAATGATAAAACACCGGCATCTAATCAAGAAAAATTAATAGAAAAATTAGAAAAATTATCTAAATTAAATGAAAAGAAAGGAAGTTAAAATTATGGCTGCTATCCATAAAAAGAAATCTATTCGTTTTAAGTTTAAAAAATCACCTATTAAACTTAGAAATGTTAGCAGAAAGTTAACTAATACTTTATCTAGAGAACGCAGGCAATCACCTGGTTTGAGGTCTATTTTTGATAAAGAAAAACATAAACGGTTTGTAATGACCAAACCATTAAAGTCATTAAAAAAATATAAAGAAAAATATATATACGAGGATTCTATGAATGAGATTGCTTCTCAACTATTTGAGCAATATCGTGACGTGGGCGTTAAATGGAGTGCTTGCGTTCACGCAGCAAAATCTGATTGGGTTTCTAGTTTTCATACTAAATGGGGGGATAAGTTAAGAGAAATTAAGAATAAAGAAAAAGAAAAAATAAAGGATTAATTATTAAAAAATATTGTATAAGACAGTAAATTAGTTTACAATTAATACTATAATTATTAAACATTTAAAATGATTTTAGATGATCTAGGACGACAACAAATAAAAGAGCAAGATATTTTAGAATTATTCTATAGAGGTTTACCTATTCCTTCAAAAATAGTTACATCCGATACAGAAACAATAAATTTATTTAATAAGAATATAGAAGAATTTAATTATAAAGATAAAATTAATATAGAAAATATTAATATAACAAAAAAAGAATTTGATAAAAATCAACAAAAAATCTGGTTTATGCCAGATAAATATAAAAATATAAATTTAATAAATTATTTTGATAAATTTAAAAAAAATGAGGTTGCTTCTAATAGAATAAAGTTAGAATTAGATTTATTTAAAAAAAATAATTTATTAGATTTATTAAAATATATGATATATTTAGTAGATGTAATGAGAGAAAATAATATTGTTTGGGGGGTAGGAAGAGGATCTAGTGTATCTTCATATTTATTATATTTAATAGGGATACATAAAATTAATTCAATTAAATATAATTTAAGTATTTACGATTTTTTAAAATAAAAGAGGAAAATAAATGCAAAATAAACATAGAACAGCAAAAGGTAGACCTATAGATTGGGAAGCATTAAGAAGACAAAATGAAAACAGTATAGCTTTAGGCAATGCCAAAATGAATGCTAGAGGAGATATTTTATCAAAGGGCGGAAAAGTAGTTAAAACTAGAGAACAAATTGAAGAAGAATATAATAAATTTAATCCTAATGCTGTCCAACAAGTTAGTATAAAAGAACCAATAGTAAAAGAACCAACAGCAAAATCTACGAAAATAGAAAATCCAAAAAATATTCCAGAAGAATTCATCACTCCAAAAGAGGCAGTTAATAGGCTAACTAAAAAAGCACCAAGCAAAAAAAGAAAACAAACAACTCCACCTAGTAGAAAAATTATAGAGGAATAATATGAACACAATTAATTCAATTATCAGTCCTCTTCCAGATGTTATTTTAACTACTGATATAGAAAAGGGAGAAAAAATAACTAAATCAGGCCTAATTATTTTAGATGATGATATGAAAAATCAAGGCATTCGACCTAGGTGGTCAAAAGTATGGAAAGTGGGTAAAAATATAACAGGCGTTGAAAAAGAAGACTGGGTACTCGTAGAACATGGCAGATGGACCAGAGAAATAACCATGTCAAATGGAATATCTGTTAGAATGATAGAAGAGTCTAGTATTTTATTGAAAACTAAAGAATATCCTTTATAATGGAATAGTTATAAAGACTAACAAATAATAAAATATACACGAACTTTCTAATTGGAATATAACAAATTTAAGACAACAAAAAATATTATACTGTACACATATGTATTTTTTAGGAAAATCAAATAATAAACATCCTCTTCTTACATCAAAATTTAAAAGTTCTGATTTTGGCCCCATCGTTCCTTCTATTTTTAAAAAATTAGAAATGTTTGGAAATAGACCTATTTTAAATATATTTTCATCAATTTCAGACATAAAAGACTATGAAAAATTAAAATTAATTAAAGAATGTTATAAATCACTATCCATTTTTTCTAACGCCAAACTAATAGCAAATATAAATTCAAATGATAATTGTTAGGTCATATATCTAATTCTAAAGTAACTATACTTAATGACTGTGTATTTAAAAAATACCAACATTATATGAAAATTAATTGAAAAATTAAAAATTGTAGTGTATAATACATAGTGTTTAAAGATAAAGAAAATAAAAATGAAAGAAATAATTCGTATATCTACATATAATCCAAAATTAGCAAATAAAAATAAAATAGATACGTATGAATGTATGAATAAATTTTTGTTACCTTATCTTAATAAAGCAGTAAAAATATTAAATGAAGAAATTAAAAAAACAAATAAAAAACCAAAAGTTTTTTCAGATAAATGTTTTACAGATCAACTTAACTTGCCTTCTAAATTAAGTCAGGTAATATTTAAAGCAGCTAGTTCTAATTTAAGATCTATTTATGAAAAGAAAGAAAAAGCAAAATGGTGCAGTAAGAAAATCAATGTTAAATTAAAAAAATATCAAAAAGAATTATTGAATAAGACAAATATCATTCCAATAATTAAAACATATAATATAGAACTAGATTCAAGATTTATATTAATAACTAAGTCAAATACTGATTTTTGTGATTATTGGATTAAATTTAGGGGATTTGAAATACCTAGTAAAAATAAAACAAGAACTTATTTTATTCCGTTAAAATTAACTAATCATATGAAAAAATTAATACAAAAAGGATTTAAATTAAAAACCAAATGCTTACGAATCAATAATAATGGTGATTTGGGTTTATATTTTAAAAAAGAAATAAACACTTCGTCTAATAAAAGAGAACTTAAAGGTGTAGGTGTTGACATAGGTATGAACGATTGTATTGCTACGTCAGATAAAAAATTAGAAACTACTCATATTGCTGGATTAAAAATAATTGATATTCTAAATAAATTAAACTCAGTTAAAAAAAGAAGAAAACTATCTAAATCACCTAATAGAAACTGGAAAAATAAATCAGGAAAAAAAGGAAGAGAATTTTTAAAGAATCAAATTAATTATTCAATTAGGCATGATATCGATTGGACTACTTTAGATTTTGTTTGTATAGAAGATATAAAAAATATTAAAAAGAGAGGATTTAATAAAAAAAATTGGCGGGCAAGCTACATACTACAACGTATTCAGGATATTGCTGATGAAAAAAACGTTTTTGTTCAGAAAGTAAATCCTGCATACACAAGTCAAGTATGTAGTAACCACCAGAAAACATTGTGGATAGATAAAAATTGTGTTACTAAAAGTGATATTACTTCACATCGAAAACATCAAGATTTATTTATTTGTAATGCTTGTGGATTTGAAGATCATGCTGGGTTTAATGCCAGTAAGAATATCTTCTTAAAAGCTACTGCTTTGATTCACAACAAGGGCGTAAATAGTCCCCTTGGTTCTAAAAAGTTAATTCACAAATTATCATATAAAGGTAATATTTCATGATCGAACTTTGGACTGAAAAATATAGACCTGATAGTTTAACTGGCTATATTTTCAAAAATTCACAACAGCTAGAACAAGTAAAGTCTTGGATTGAAAGTGGTAATATACCTCATTTACTATTTTCAGGACATCAGGGCACTGGAAAAACTACATTAGCAAAGTTATTATTGAAACAATTAAATGTTGATCCTGGAGATATATTAGAAATTAATGCTAGCCAAAATTCTAGTGTTAATGATGTAAGGGATAAAATAATAAATTTTGCTAGTACTTTTCCTTTAGGTGAATTCAAAGCAGTACTGTTGGATGAATGCGACTATATGTCACCTACCGCTCAAGGTATACTACGCGGGGTTCTTGAAAAATATGCAGGGATTTGTAGGTTCATTCTTACCTGCAACTACTCTAACAAAATTATACCTGCAATTCACTCCAGATGTCAAGGATTTCATTTTGACACTTTGGATAAAATAGAATTTACTTCTAGAGTTGCTGAAATTTTATTATCTGAAAAAATAAAATTTGATTTAGATGTTTTAGACGAATTTGTTGAAGTTTCTTACCCAGATTTACGAAAATGTATAAATCTAGTTCAACAACATAGTCAACATAATACATTATCAAATATGTCATCATATGATAATTCTGGTACATCTGACTATATGCTGGAAATGCTTAATTTATTTAAAGAAGGAAAAATATTAGAAGCAAGAAAATTGATAACAACCAAAGCACCTATAGAAGAATATAATAATATTTATAGATTTATGTATACTCATTTAAATTTATGGGGAGATACAAATGACAAACAAAATCAAGCAATACTAGTTATAGCGGATAGACTAAAAGGACATGTTATTAGTGCTGATCCGGAAATAAATTTGGCAGCTTGCTTAGTTGAATTAGAGCAAATTAGAAATGTATAAAAAATATCAAAAAGGCAGACCTTTTTTAATAATTACCTATTCTTTTAAACCCGCTGAACAGCAACATACATCAAAAAAAGACTGGGGCAAAACCGCTGTTTGGAATTCAAATGAAAAAATTACAATAGAAGATAAAATAAAACCAAAACACTTGGCATCTGCCCATGCTATTATAGATATCATTAATAAATCTATTATAAAAAATAGATTTGAAGACGAAAATGATAAAGTAATAGAACATTTTTTAAAAAAATATAACAACAAAATTGAAAAAGCATTAATTATTTGGCGGGATAAACTTTCTAAAAATAATTAATTTACCAAATTTTAGCGTAAAGCCCCTAATTTTAACTATGGGGATATAAGTGTACACTTTTTTTAAAAATAGATAAAAAACTTGTATTATTTATATATTTATT